CTAGTGTTGGATCGTCCTGGACAGAAGTCCATAGGCGGTACCTACGCAGATGAAGTGTGCAGGTTTATGCTGTCGCGTATGCTCGGTTTTCTGTCCGGCAACGCAACAGCGGCACCTGACTTCGACTTCAGCAGCGTAACAAACGTGCTGAAGTGGATTGCGAAAGAACCTTAAGCCTTCTGAGGCCAGATTCTTAGCGAGTCTAGTGCTGTCTTCCCCTTGTGGGGGAGGCATTAAGCTGCATTGAGAGTGTCTAATAACGGGGTTTGTATATATCAATCAGGAACCTATAAAGGTAACTTAATGAAAACACGCAAAACTGGCGAAAAAGCCAATAAAACGAGTGAGTTGTTCTATGAACAGCTCTATGCAGACCTAGTATTAGACATAGCAGCACATGTCAAGGATGACATCTGTCTGACATTACGCAACGTGGAAAGGAAGACGGTCGTTACCGAGTGTCGTACCTGGATAACTCCAGAATACGATACCGGTGGTGACAAATTATCTACGGAAGTACAGAATTGTTTTGATTCTGTGCAAGCGTGGGTAACTAATGTTTATCCAAACCATGGAGCGTAGTGTCGACACATGTGTGGCGGCGGACTTGCGTTATATAGCAAGCCGTGGACGCAAGGAGGGGATTTCGTTTTATACGAAAACTCTTCCGTCCCTGGGAAGAAGTGTCGATAAGGCACTCAGCCAGGACGTCCCACCCGTGATCGAGCCAAACCTTAGATGGGATGACTCGAGCCCAACTATCTTTCGATGGTTGTGGTTCAGGGTGTTTCATACGTCAGCCGAAGGTGCGAATCTTCGGTCTGATGCAAATCCAAAGGATGTGCTTAGACTAAGACAACTTACCTATGCCTTCTACAAACTCGAAACTACGTTCACGGCGAAGCAGCTCGAAAGAGCGATTGCTTCTTACCGTGAGACGGAGCAGGACCTCGAAGGTACTTAAATGGACCTTTTTGATCTCGCTATCGAGTGCTCTTGCGATTGTATTGCAAGAGTTTGCGCTTCGGTTGATGCTGTGGATATTATACCGCAGCATGGGCCCGGCGCCGTAGCAACTGGAGAAACCCCGTGGGAAAAGAACGCCGTGAGGCGTCTATACCCGGGGCTCGAGAAGTACTACCCGATAACGGGGTACTTTTTCGCCAGTCTAGGACATGTTTGTGACGAAAGTCACTTACTAGATTCCCTCGCGGTCGAGGAACATCCCACTGCTAAAGTGGTATTTGTTCCGAAAGACTCAAGGGGACCTAGGACAATAAGTTGTGAGCCCGTAGAGCTCCAGTGGATTCAGCAAGGCC